CTCTGTTCATCGTGCAGGCGGCGCTCTGCGCGCTCATCGCCCTGCGCCTGCTGCTGTTCAAGCGTGACGGCGCCGCGCATCGCCCGTGGGCCGCACGCCTGGCCTACTGCCTGGTTGTGCTGACTGGTGCCGTCACGATTGGCGTGCTGTTCGGCCGCTACGACTGGGCCTTGGCAGCACAGAACGGCATCACCGCTGTGCTGTGTATCGCAGTCTTTGCCGTGCGCGGCAACGTGGTCGAGCTCTTCCGCATGGGCGGCCCCGACCAGTCCCGGTTTGTCCGTTTTCTCCGGAGGTCTACGTGAGCATCCTGCGTGAAGGCATGATTGGGGCGGAGGTGCACGAGCTGCAGCGCCTGCTGATCGCCGCCGGCTTCAACGCCCCTGATTCGTGCGTCTACTGCCCCGACACAGCAGCAGCCGTGCGCGCCGTGCAACAGCGCTTTGGCCTGGTAGTCGATGGCATCGCCGGCCCCAAGACGGTGGCCGCTCTGCAGTCTGGCTTACGCAGCCCGCGCCACTTGACGGCTGCCGACCTGCAAGCGGCGGCAGATACGCTCAAGGTGCCCCTGGCCGCTGTGCGCGCCGTCAACGAGGTAGAAAGTCTCGGCAGCGGCTTCCTGGCTGATGGCCGGCCGGTGATCCTGTTTGAGCGTCACGTGATGTACGACCAGCTCAAGAAGGCCGGCAAGGACGCCGACGCGCTGGCGCTCCAGTTTCCGAACGTGGTCAACAAGGTCCGCGGCGGTTATGTCGGCAAGGCCGGCGAGTACATGCGCCTGGCCCAAGCCATCCAGATTGACGAAACCTGCGCCCTCTCGTCCGCGAGCTGGGGCCTGTTCCAGATCATGGGTTACCACGCCCGACGCCTGGAGTACCGCGATGTGCAGGAGTTCGCTACGGCCATGCGGACCAGCGAGGCCGCGCAGCTCGAGGCGTTCGTGCGTTTCATTGCTGCGGATCCTGCGCTGCAGAAGGCGCTCGCCGGCAGGAAGTGGGCCGCGTTCTCTGCCGGCTACAACGGCCCGGCCTACAAGACCAACCTGCACGATGTGAAGATGGAGCGGGCATTCGAGCGCTACCAGGCCGACGAACAGGTGGCGGCATGAACCGCGTCCTACCGTTGCTGGCGCTGCTGGGCACGCTCATCGGGTTGTGGGTGGGCCACCAGTACAACTCAGCCGTTGCGCGAGCTGAAGAGGCCGAAGACGCTAACGAGAAACTGCACGACCAACTTCGGAACGCCAAGGCCGCAACAGTCACCGTCACGCAGTACGTGGACCGTGAGCGCGTTATCCGCCTCAAGGGCGACACGATCATCAAGGAGGTGCCCCGTTATGTCCCTGCTCAAGCTGACGCTGCCTGTGTCGTTCCTCGCGGCTTTGTGCGCCTGCACGACGCCGCAGCCGCCGGCACAGTGCCAGATTCAGGTGCCGGAGATGTTGATGCGGCCGCCTCGGGCATTGCGCTCTCTGCCGTCGCCAGCACCGTCACCGGCAACTACACCGACAGCCACGCCAACAGCGAGCAATTGAGCACGCTGCAGCAGGCGTTGCGCGACCAGGGCGTGACGATCATTGGTGAGGGTACCGCGCCATGATGAAGGCCACCAGCCTGCGCGAGGCGTTGACGGTGGCCGTGCCGCACCTGGCCGCCCACCCGGACGCGCTGCACGTGTTTGTGGATGAGGGCCGCGTGGTCGGAACCGGCGCGCGCTCGCTGGGGTTCGAGTATCAGTACACGCTCACGCTGATTGTCACTGACTACCCGCACAGCTCCGACACGATCGTCGTGCCCACCCTGGCCTGGCTGCGCACCAACCAGCCCGACGCCTTCACCGACCCAGACAAGCGGCTGGATGCTTTCAAGTTTGAGGCGGAGATCCTCAGCCATGAGGCGGTCGACATCTCCATCAAGCTGCAGCTCACGGAACGGGTCACGGTGACCGTGGCAGGCCACGGCTACCAGGTGGAGCACCACCCCGAGCCGATCAACGAGAACGACGACCCGGCGACCTGGAGGCCTGCGTGAGCGGTCTACACGAGCTCGACGCCTACCTGGCCGGATTGCTTGCCAAGCTGGAAGCGCCGCAGCGCCGGGCGCTGGCGCGGGAAGTTGCCGTGGAGCTGCGCCGCCGGCAGTCAGCGCGCATTGCCGCGCAGCGCAACCCGGACGGCACGCCATACGAGCCGCGCAAGCCGCAACTGCGGCACAAGCGCGGTGGCATCCGTCGCAAGATGTTCACGCGTCTGCGGATGGCGCGTTACATGCGCATCGAGACAGACCCAAACGTGGCCGCCATCACCTTCGCCGGCACCGCGTTGCGCATCGCGACAGTCCACCACTTCGGGCTCCGCGATCGAGTTAGCAAGAATGGCTTGATGACCAAGTATCCCGAGCGCGAACTGCTGGGTTTCGATGATGGCGATGTAGGGGCGCTCACTGAATTGGTGCTAGCTCAACTTGTCGTCTAAGATCGCCCACACAGAGATCAGCCATGGTGCGCTATGAGTATCGCTCCCCCCACAGTATTTCTCCGTACGTTTGCACCGGAACAATGGAAAGAAGTCGACTACTTCAAGAAGTTCTACGCCGGTACGTATCAATTGAAGTCGGAGGACGAGAAGGCCTTGCGAGGAGTGACCAGCCATTTCCGTAAAGCGCACGTTTTGCTCAGTTTGGCAGGCAGACTGGCGCCACAGCTGGAGATTGATCTTCACCAGATAAATACGCAGGGCTACACCCCTGCGGTGAATGCCGAGGAATTTTCGGCGGTGATCGAGGAAGTCTTTACCGAGCTGTACTCCTCGATTGACTGCGCCCGGTTCGTCATTGTTGCAACGAATCAAGGCTGCAAAGGCATGCCGACAAAATCGACCCGCAAACTGTTTCGCGCTGTCACTGAGGGGACGATCAGTACCGATTTTCCCGCGCCACTTAGACGAGCAATTCTTGACGCGGAGTGGTACGCCGACCTGCTGTTCCTTAGAGATGCGCTCACCCACCGCAACATTGGGACTTGCCATATCGACCGGGCAACCAAGGAAATTTACTACATGCACAATGACATCGAGAAAGCGGGGAAGCCTCTCGTCATTGACCATGTCATTGAGCATGCAATCAGCCTGTGCAAGAGCGTTGATGCGTTCCTGACCCAGGTTTTCACCCATCTGAACGGACAGCTCAAGCCCCAGGTCGTCGACGAAGTCTGCGGCATCTTCTCCAGCCGCATCTACATGAGAAAACTGCCATCTACGCCACCGATCACCTTCGATAGTGGCACCTGCATTGCCCGCAATTGGTTCGATAAAGACGATCGCTTCCGGTGCCCATTTGCAGACACTTGTGCCGCATACAACCGTGCCGGTGCACAGACATCGGAACTGGGTGCTTAGAAGCTATTCAAATGCAATGAGGTGGCATGCAAAGCAGCGGTTGATCAGGACGCCAATGGCAACTCTCTCGATTCCCTCCCTCCTCCGGCTTCGCGACGTTTCGCACTCTGATCGTGTTTCCACGTATGCAGAGATCGCAGCTCGCATCGACGCATGCCGGCGTGCTCTTGCCGACATCGGATTGACGATCAAGCCAAATAGCGCATTGAGCCAACTGTTCGCCAAGGCGGACCGGCTCAACAGAGCTTGGATCGCACAAGACGACAGCGAGGACGTCTTGACACTCTGCGCGACAGACGAGGCAGCGTGGATAGCGGACGCAATCCTCGGGGCGATTGACGAGCGTGGTTCGCATCAAGCAATTCGCCGGATAGCAAAAAGCGATATGCGTCTTTCGCAACGCCATTCCTCGCAGGGCAAAGACGCCTTGTGGGAATTGTCGTTGCGGGAGTTTCTTCGACTTCGAGGGGTGACCACGACTTTCAAGGACCCTCCCGACCTTGAAATCCCCCTCCCTGACATGCTCGGAGACGTCGGCATCGCATGCAAGAAGGTCTATTCGGAGGAGTCGGTTGAGAAGCAATTCTCAAAAGGACTCGCTCAACTAAAGCCATATTCCGGCGTCGGTATGGTCGCCTTCAATCTTGATGACCTGATACCTGGTGGACGAATTCTGCGAGTCGAGAACGCAGAAGAAGGCATGAGCATGTTGCATTCGTTCAACCTCGCCTTCATTGATCGCCATCGCAGCTACTTTCAAAAGGCGGTGAAGGACGGAAGATGTCTTGGTGTGTGGGCCGCCACCACCATGCAAATGGACGTTGCGGACCAACCGACTCGATTCAGTCGCGCTACTCAACACGATCTTTGGACCCTTACCGACGCGAACATCGCGGCTAGAATTCGAACCTCCGAGTTGGCACGTCTCATCAATGCTGCAGACTAGCCCTCGCGGCTGAAGTCTGATCTTTGGTGTTGTAGCTCACAGCACTACAACAACCACAGCGTGACCCACACGCGCGCGCACGGCACTCTGCAGGCATGGACCTCGCAGAACTCGCCCGCCTCCTCGAAAACCTAATCCGCATCGGCACCGTGGCCGACGTGCGCCACAGCGCGCCGCCGGCCGTTCGTGTCTCCGCCGGCGGTATCACCACTACCTGGTTGCCCTGGTGCGAGCGTCGCGCCGGCGGCACCCGCACCTGGAACCCGCCCAGCAAAGGCGAACAGGTTGTGTTGCTGTGCCCGAGCGGTGACCCGGCCAACGGCATCGTCTTGTGCGCCATCCCATCGGACGCCAACGATGTGCCCAGCCACGCGCCGAACGAAACCCTCACGCTGTACCCAGATGGCGCGCTGGTGAAGTACGACCACAGCGCCGGCATGCTCAGCGTCCAGGGCGTCAAGACAGTATTCCTGGAGGCCGCCACCAGCGTGCTGGTGAAGTGCCCGGACACCACCTTCGATGGCTCGGTGACGGTCAAAGGCTTGCTCTCGTTCATGAACGGCATTGCCGGCCAGGGCGGCGACAACGGCAACGTCATCAAGGGCGACGTCACCCACCAGGGCGGCAAGCTGTCGTCCAACGGCGTCGTGCTCGACAACCACGGCCACGGTGGCATCAAGCCCGGCGACGCCTGGACCGAGGGCACGCGATGACCGGTATGAACGCCACCACCGGCCGCGCGCTAGAGAGCGCCGCGCATATCGCACAGTCGATGCGCGACATCCTGTCCACACCCATCGGTTCGCGTGTCATGCGCCGCGACTATGGCTCGCAGGTGCCTGACCTCATCGACCAGCCGCTGAACCCAGCCACACGCCTGCGCACCATGTCGGCGGCCGTAACGGCGATCGTGCGCTGGGA